AGGAAGAAGCATATACTGAACAAGACATAGTAAAAATTAAAGCATATATTAGTAAAGTAGTAGATGAATTTGTAAACGGGGCAATTGGTGAAAACCGAGATGCAGAAGAACTACACCGAAATAAAATGATACAAAAATATCCTTCACTTAGTAAAGTTTCTTATGTTAATCCGGAAAAGGCAAAAAAGTATCTCTTTAGTAGGTTCTATGGAACTGCTTTGATAGGTTTTGAAAAACCTAAAGCACCTATACAAACTAAACTAAATGATTTTTTAAGTAGACCTATTCCCAAAAGAAAGAAAGTAGAAACTAAAAAAATAATTCGACCACCTTCTTTAACCCCACAAAAAGAAATGGCTTTGTCAAAAGCACAAAAAAAGTTCAACGGATTAGAAGAAAGTATTCTTGGTATTTTAGAAGGAATGTCTCAATTTAAAAAGGAAATTAGAACCTATAAAGTGCAATATAAAACTAATGTAAGAACAGATAAACACACAGAAGATAAAGACTACAAACCTGATTTTAGAGAAGATTTTAGAGGAAAAAGAAAATTAGAATTTAGAGAAGGAAAAGGAAAAGACTTTCAAATTAAAATAATTCAAGAAAGTCAACTAAAAGGATATACTCCAGAAACAAAAAGAAACATGACAAAAATTTTACAATATCAACCAATATATGCTTTTGAATTAAAAGGGCAAATTGACGATAAAACTTTAACTATTGCAGAATTAATGGATGGTGATTATTCTATGAATTTAGATACTGAAAATGATTATAAAAGATTGTTAAAGGAATTTAACAAACTTGAAGCAAAAATTAAAAAAGACCAAATTGCTATTACTGAACACGAAAAAAGATTAAACGCAATAAAGCAACCAAAAGGGGATGAAGAAGAATGACATGGGATTACTACGAAGAAGGAAAAGAATTTATTATTAAGGCTGAAAAGAAGCAAGTACCAAAGAAGTTACTTGATGGGCTAGATTCTAAGCAAAAGAAAAGACTTAAGAAGGTTTTGCAATCAGCGCAACCTACGGAGTTTTTCGGAAAAGACTTTACTCAAATGGGTGAATTAATTGATGTTCTTAAAGACTTAGACTTAGTTAAGGCCGATAATAAACTCAAGAAAAAAATGGCATCTATGGATGACAGGAACCTTGACATAGTGGCGACCGCTACTGAACTTCGTAAGGACTACGAATTGCTGTATCGTCAATTGCGTGATTTAGTTTATCCTAAGAAGAAAGGTGGAAAAGATGAGTGAACAGAATATAGAGTTATTAGCCATTCTTAAGGCTTTGACTGAAAAGATTGAAAACTTAGAAAAAACAGTTTATCACCAAGATAACCTTTTAATGAAGTCCGGCTTAGTCGTGGCTCAAAGTCCTAGTCCAAAAATGAATAACACCAATGTTGCTTCTTCGCCTATGGGTGATGTAGGAAGTATGGAATGGTCAGATATTCATAAAATGGTCGAAAAAGTAGGTGGACAATAATGCCCGAAAAAGTTACAAGACAAGAGAAAATTATTGAATTAGCGATTCTTAAAGCAAGAGAAACAATTGAAGCACTACGAGATGGTGAGAAAATTGAACCTTATGATATGGAAAAAGTTAAGCGACCAAAGGCTCAATCATACAAAGCCGACTATAAACAAGACCCCGACCATGCTAATGCAGGGCCAAAAAAAGAGGGCTTTACAAGCATTAAGAAAGCCTTTAATAAGAAAGCAATGATTAAGTCTGTTAGAAAAGCAAGACGAGCAGTTCTTATATTAGATGCCAAAGTTGCACAATTAAAGTCCAAAGGGCCAATGTCTGAAGAAGATGCAAAATTAGCAAAGGAAATGACAGAACAAGCAGATGAAGCAGAACGGCTCATGTCTGAAGGCATAAAAAGACTTGATAAAGTTAGAGGTGGGTTCGATGGTTTTAAGGTGGATGATGAAAAGAAGTCATTGAATTTTAAGAAAGACGATAGAGATGTTGAATTTACAGAAGAAGAACAAAGACAGGCAGATATAGTTCTTGAAGCATTAAATAATGTGGTTAGAGAGACTACACAAAAATTGCTTACTGCTACTACCCAAGAGTTAGGTAAATTATTAGCCGAATTAAAAGAAGCAGTTCGTGATTTAAAAGAAATAAGTTTATTTACTGGTAGAAGTGCATAGGTGAAATAAATGGCTTATCTTATTGAAAAAGATAAGTCCACATCGGATGACATTATTCGCTTATTTGAAAAAGTAAGAGTGGCTTATCTATCTGCTCGCACCGACCCCAAAGAATACGGGGCAAAGTGGCGTAGTGCTGTAAGTATGGTAATTGATGTTTATGAACAAACCAATGAATTTTCTAACGAGTTAAAAAACTTCATTGATAATGCTGATTTAGAATCAGATGATGCTAAAGACCCCGAATCTAAAGATGCTGAAAAAATATACGAAGGAGTGAAGACACTTAGGTATTCTTCCGAATCAATTGATGACCCCTTCGCTAAAAAATTCAAAGGTAATGTTCTTGAAGCATTACTTTCTTCAACAGGCAATATGGTAAAATTTGTCCATTATGCTATTAGGGAAGACGATAAAGCACTATCTCCGGACATTTACTCCGTTAAAGACATCGAACCCGATGAAATTACAGGGGGTCTTCAAGGACTTGACCTAGAAGTAGACGACATAGACCTCTACATTATTGAACATTACGGGGATGGAAAAGACTCAAACAAAGTAGAAACCAAAGTAAAGGCTGCTTTGAGTATATTAGAATTAATATACCTATCTAAGAATGATGAAGAAGACTGGGAAGACTTAGAAGATATTGAAGGTATGCCCATTCAAAAGGCCGAAGAGAAGAAATCTACTGAAGAAAAGTCTCAATCTGATTTTATTGTTCCAAACAAGCCAATGTATAGAATCTTTGAAATAGATGATATGAAAGAACTTAAAGGCTTCACTGGCGAGTATTATGTTCAAGAAAAGTATGATGGCTTGCGTATTCAAATGCACAAAATAGATAAAAATATTAAGGTGTATTCCTTTGATGGCAAAGACATTACTTCTAAGTGCAAGGTTCAAGTTGAAGAATTAGAAAAGAAACACTTTGGGGATTGTATCTTAGATGGTTCTTTAATTCTGTTTAAGGGTGATGAAGCACTAAATAGAGCAGAAACAATTTCTCATGTGTTTAGTGATAAAAACCCAGATGGTAAATTAAAAATGCACATGTTTGATTTACTTAGGCATAATGAAAAAGCATTACTAGAAGAACCTTTGGAAGAAAGAATGCAATTAATGTTTAATAATTACTCAGTTCATTCTAGTGAGTATTTACAATTCCCTTCAAAGAAAGACACTAGACTTGCAGATACATTAAAAGATGTTGAAGAATACTCTAAGTTAATTATGGAGATGCCAACAGCAGAAGGAGTAGTAATTAAAGACTCTACTTCTACTTATTATGTTGGAACTAAAAAGAATCCAAAGTGGATTAAATTTAAGAAATTTGTTGATTTAGATTTGATTGTTCTCGATAAAAAATCATCAAAAGGCAATTACTCTTATACTCTTGGTGCAGGGCCAACAGAAGGTGAAGGAAAGCATTATCAAGAAATAGAGGGTAAAACTTACATGGTTGTTGGAAAGGCTCTTAACACTAAGATTTCTGCTGACTTAGGAAGCATTGTGAGAGTCAAAATAGACCAAGTAAAGAAGGAAGGCGAAAGGTATATTGTTCACTCCGCTAAGGTGATAGAGGTTCCCGAAGCGGTGCATCCCGATAAGTTAATCACTTTAGAAATGTTATCAAATGATGAAAAGAAGTCATTGAATTATAATGTAGAAGCATTAAAGAAAGGAATTAAAATTACAGACCATATTCACGGAGAAGCCTCTATTATTATGAAAGGAGACATGGATGGGTTTACTATCTATGGATTTGAAGAAGATAATTTAATGGCTAAAAATGCTTTGGCTGATTTAGATATGTGGAAACAACAAGCAGAAGAGATTATGAAAACAAAACAATCTAGGCTGACTGTTGCAGGTTTTCAGTTTATGAAAACTAAAGGCCCACAAACTATCAAAGCATTACATAATTATTTAGTTAAGAATCATAAAGACATTTATGAAGATATTCTTGAAAGTAAATTGGATAAACTTAAAGATTGGATGAAGCAAAGAGATGGTATTTCATATGATGAAAAGACCAATAAACTTTATTCGGAAGATGATAAGATAATGCAAGAAGAGAATATCCTAAAAGCATATAAAACTCCAAAGGAGTATCAAGAAGGAAAGTTTAAATTATACATAAGAGATGATGAAAATCTCAATTTAGTTATTAAACTGAAAGACGAAAATTTAAATTGGTTAATTCAATTAGAGAAAGATGATGATATATTCGAGTTGTTTGGTAAAGCAGGTAAGTTCCCTGCTATGGTTGCCAATAACCTTTCTAAGAAGAAATTACTAGATGAAGGAGATATTAGATTAGGTGTTCAAAAGCATGGCTATCACGAATATTTCCTTGAAGGAAACAAGTTTGATACTAAATTTAACATTAGGCACTTAAAAGTAGAAGGTAAAGAAATGTGGTTAGCATGGTCTGGATATAAACAAAGCCCTGCTGACGATGAAAGTGATGCAGGAATGTGGAATATATATGAGGATAGGTATAAAGAATTACCCCTCCCTTCTAAATAGAGCCGTGTCTATTATATAGTCAAAGTGAATAGGAAGGTTTGAGCAACATGAGTATAAGTATCATGGCGGCAAGGAATGATGGATTCAGCATTCTCAAAAGCGGTGACGACTTAATGATTGGCGGATATGCGAGCATTGAAATAGTAGATAAGCAAAATGACTTAATTACATTAAAAGCACTCAAAGATTCAGTTAAAAAGTTCATGGAAGAATCAAAATATAGAAATGTAATGTCCAACCATTCTAATGTTCAAGTTGGAGAAGTAGTAGATTCATATAGAGATAAAACTGGTAAATTATGGAAATCCGAAGTAGATGATGTGGGATTCTTTGTAGTAATTAAACTAAGAGATGACATTGAAAAAGCAAAGGAAGTAGGAAGAAACATTCGCAAAGGTTCATTAAGGTCATTTAGCATTGGTGGACAGGCATTACAAAAAGTAAAGAAAAGTCATAACGATTTAGGTGAATATAACGAAATTAGTAAACTTGAATTACATGAAGTAACAATATGTGAAAAAGGAATTAATCCAGAAGCAAAATTCGATATTTTAAAGCAAGACAAAGGAAGTGAACAAATGAGTGAAAAACTAGAAAAAGCCCTAAGCGAGTTAGATACCCTATTGGAAGAAGTTAATTCTCTCCGTAAGGAAGATGACGATAACCCAAACATGCCTGAAAAAAGTAATTATGCTGAAATGGCTGATTCAACAGAAAAGCCTGATGATGAAGATGAAATGATGCTTGAAGAAGAAGACGAAAATCTTGAATACACAGATTTTGAAAGAGAAGAGAAAGCATACCTAAGAACTCTTGATGGCGCAGGAAACCAAATTGGAGAACCTGCTGACCGTATCGTTATTAACAACGGTAAGCCAACTTCAACTGATATGCCTGTTGTTAAGGCATTCTCAAACAATGAATTTGATTCACTTGATTTGTCCAATCAAAACATCGAGAAGGCTTATGAAGCATTCCGAGAAGAACAACTA